AGTTGCATAAGGTTGACATTTGTTGCCCTATACTATAATATGTTGTTATATGTGTCAAGTAATTTATGAAAGACCCAAACAACTGGAGCAAGCTACAAAAAGAAACAAGCGAAGAGTTTGTAGACAAGTTATTGCTTCATGTAAGAACAAATAATTTTGAAGCGTTTTGTTTTGCTGTTGATCGTGGTATGTGGTATTACGGCCAAGAAAAACTTACTTATCTTATGCACAAAAAACTTATTGCAAAAATCTGCGAATGTGGTGAGCTAGATAAATTTCTTAAGTGGGGAGAAAAATTCTAATGATATATAAACCACTTGTAATGTCTAACGAAGAGTATCATGGCAAGACTAAGTACGAGTCCTCTTCTACTATTCGCAAAGCGTTAATTAGCCCTAAAAAATATTTATATGATAAAACTGCTGAAACTGTACCTACTAAAGCTATGGAAGAAGGTACTGCTGTTCATACATTTTTTCTAGAAAATGAATTATTTAAAAATAGATATTGTTTTAAACCTAAAGCATTTAATGGTAGAACTAAAGAAGGTAAACAATGGATGGAAGAGCATGGTCATCTAAATATATTGGCTGCTGAGTGGGAAGAAAACCTTATCCATATGAACCATAGCTTTTTAGATAGTCCAGCAAAAATAATCTACGATAGAAAAGGATTAACAGAATTAAGCTATTTTAGTGAAGATTTAGGCGGAATAAGGGCAAAATGTAGACCTGATTGGATCTCTAGTGATGGTCATACAGTAGTAGATTTAAAAACTACACAGGATGCGAGTCCTAAAGGTTTTCAAAAATCTATAGCAAATTTCGGCTACCATATTCAAAGTGCATGGTATATGCGAGTCCTTAAGAACTTAGATGTACCTGTAAAAGAATTTATATTTATTGCTATAGAAAAAACAGCACCCTTTTGTGTTGGAGTCTATCGTGCTAGTGAAGAAATGCTAGAAGAAGGTAATAAAAAAGTAGATGAAGCTATTGACAAAATATTATGGTGCAAAGAAAACGATTCTTACCCAGACTATACTCCTAACGAAATAGAAACAATCGACTTACCTTCTTGGATGAAGAAAAAACAGCAACCAGAATACGACCCTAATTTAGATCAGGAGATTCAACTTTACTGATGAGAAAAGAATTTCCCTACGACCCATACGAAGGTCAGGTCTTTTACGACCCAGAAACAGAAAAAACTTGGGTGTTTGCTCGTGACGAGTGGGTAGACATCACTTATGAGGACATTACCTATGACATCTGAAATTACTAAAACAAATACAGAGGGCGAGTCCTCTATCTATCAATCTACCGAGTCTTTTGAGTTTGCTCAAAGACAAGCTAAAAGTCTTGCAGAATCTAATCTTGTGCCAATAAGCTATCAAGGTCAAAAAGGATTATCTAACTGTCTTGTTGCATTAGAAATGAGTAAGAGAATGAATCTTAGTCCTCTCACAGTAATGCAAAACCTTAATATTATTCATGGCAGACCAAGTTGGAGTGCTGCTTTTGTATCTAGTCAAATACTAGGTTGCAATAGATTTAAAAACTTTGACTATATAGTTACTGGAAAAGATGATACTTTATCTGTGCAATGCCAAGCTATAAGACTAGAAGATAACAAGCTTGTAAAAGGCACAGCAGTATCTATGAAGATGGCTAGACAAGAAGGCTGGACTAAAAATAGTAAGTATCAATCTATGCCAGAGCTAATGCTAAGAAACAGGGCTGCTACTTTTTTCGGTAGACAATATATACCTGATCTTTTATTAGGTGTGCAGACTAGCGAGGAAGTAGTTGATATAGAACCTATTGATGTTACTACGAGTAATGTTGAGGTAGTACAGGAGGCTAAAGATGACTTCGGATTCTAAGAAAGAGTTTTTAACACCTAGCGAACTTGCTGAAAGATGGCGAGTTCATATTGGTTCTGTTGAAAGATGGAGAAGAGAAGGCAAACCGCCTTCTTTCTACACCATCAATGGAAAGATCCTCTATAAGTTGGCTGAGATAGAGGATTTAGAATCAGCCAAACGTCAATCCAATTAATTTTTATCTATGGACTTTAAATTACCACTTGCAGTTTTCTCACAAACAGAAGAAGACCACAAAAAGCGTTACAAGGAAAACTACGATCCTAATAAGAACTATCCTAAGTATTCTGGTGTTATGCAGATTACAGAGGCCGATATTATTAAACTATGTGAGTATGTACAGAAAGCAAAGCCAGAACATAGCGACTTTCATGGAGAAGGTGTAGTTACTATAAGAGCTACAGGCTATCTAAATGAGAGTAAAGCTGGCAAGAAGTATATCGGTCTTAACCTAGAGCCTGACTATAAAACTATGAAAGCTATAGAGGAAGCTGATGCGAATGACTCTGCGAGTCCCTCACCTGCACCTAGAACAGTAGACAAAAAAGAAGAGGAGTTTCCTTTTTAACATTGGGGCTATAAGAGTTTTTGATGAGTTTTCTCTTATGTAAGCCCCCTCACTTTTACTAGATTTTAAGCCAAATTAAGCTAAAATAGAATGAAATTATCCTTATCTATGCCTTTAACTTTTAATAGTAAACAAATTGATAAAGTTGTCACGATTGATGATGTCGGGTCTTTATCCAATCCAGAAGTTTTGTTGTTGAAAGATGAGCTAATGACTGCTATCAACAATATGGATAACTATATTAAGAAATTTAAACAAGAAAAACAAGAAAAATACGATAAAGATTGGCATCAAAAAGTAAGACGCAAACAACAGGTATGCAAAGCTTTTTTATCACAACTTATAAGCCTAGATCACGATGAAAGTTTATTTCGATCTATTTATGATAAACATTTTTCTCAAATTATCTTACAATATATAGATAGAAACGACTTTAGAATTATTCACGACAAAGCACGTTCTTTAGCTATTGCTGAATTAGAAAAAATAACATGACACCAAAATACGTTAACGGAAAAAGAAGTAACAAATCAGAATTGAAATTACAAAAATTAAAAGAAAACAAGCTAGAAGAATTAGCAAAAAAATTAGATTCTGATATTAGAGGTTACGATCATATTGTTCAATATGCAGACAATCATACTGCGAGTCTTCGTAGCGATTGGGTTGATGAAAATATTAGAACAATTATTATTAAACATAATTATCAAGTTAATAAAGTTTCAAAAATGTTAATTCGTGATTTTACAGCCGAAGAACAGGAGGCAGTTGATAATGCAATCACAGAATTTTAGAGATAAAGAATTATTAGCAATGACACCTGATATGGAAGGTGTTACAAGACCACAAAAAGATAAAAAAACTAAAAAATTTACTTTTATTCTTAAAGGTATTGGAATAGGAACTGCACCAATGAAAATATCAACATATGCAGAAACACAAGCTAAAGCTGTTAAATATATTAAGGCTAGATGGAAAGATTGTAGTTACGAATTGATATAAAAAAGTAAAAAAATCTTGTATGTCACACATTTAGCCTGCAAAGGTAATTTTGGAGTCCAGCCCATATATTATGGTCTTACATATAAATTTAAAGGTTGGTTTTATGACGGAAAAACTGTCTATCTCAGCAGAACATTTGAGACACGATCAGAGGCACAAGCTGAAGCAGAAAGAATCAGGAGAAATTATATGTTGCGGTAATCATGTATTTAGAGTTATAAATGGTAGAAGATACTGGCTTAGTCCACCACCTGATGATTACGAACCATAGATACAAAAATGGCTTCTCTTAGATACCATGCTGGTCGCATGGTTCTTTACGAAGAAAAGCCTACTGTATGGCGAGTAAAAATTAAAACAAAAAAAGGCAAATTAAATTTACCCTTACAAGCAAAAGAATTAGAGCCTGCACTTATAGAAGCAGAGTATTTATATGCAGATGCACGATGTATGAGTAGAGATCATCCTCTTTGTATAGATTGCATACATCATCATGTGATAAAAGCAGAATGTAGTCTTGGTTTACCAGAAGGCAAAGCTAGTGGTGGAGTATGGGCTAAAGACTGCGCTTACTTTTGGGAAAGGAGGATTTAGTATCTTTTCTATCTATATAATCTCCAGCTTGATTTATTATTTTTACTAACCTAAAATTTTCTTTAGCAAAAGCACTAATAAGATCTGGTATGTCATCAGGATCGACAGTATCAATAATATGACGTAAAAACACCTCAACGTATAATTCTTCCTCTAATGAAACCTCAGCTAATACCCAAGGCTCAACTTTGCGCCTTCTTTTAGCTTGTTTGTCAAACCAATTAGACCAAGGCATTACAAGTTTCATTACAAGTCCCTTTAAACTAAGACTAGCGTACTGGTCATATAAGGCAACAAGGCTATACTTGACTTAGTTACACCTACACACTATGCCCGGACATTACGGAACAGGAATGAAAAAGAAAAAGAAGAAAAAAGGCGGTAAAAAGTAATTATCTGCCCGGAAACAAAGCTTTTTCCAACGCATCAACCAATCTGTCATCAACTGTATTGTCAGTTTTTTTGACCATAGCTCGTACTATATCAAGTGCGAGTTTTTTTAATGCTTTTCCACGAAGAAAGGCAAAAATGATAGGCTCGATAACTTTTAGCATAATTTTTTTTATGTTGCTAGATTAATAGTAGCTCACTCCTCACACATAGAGCTATAGCCTCTTCTACTGGTCATAAAGGGAGAGGCTATCTTCTTGGTTTTATTTCTGCAACAGCAAGCTCTACTTCTTTTAGTCGATGAAATACCTCTTTCATGTCATCGTGCATATCATCTATTTTTGTTGTTAATAATTCTATAGCTGTTGTATTTCGCACGAGATCATCTCTTGATTGCCTTCCTCTATAAGATACAGAACCTACAGATACAAAACAGGCTGTAAGTAATGCCCCACCTGTTGCTGCTATTACCTCAATCACTTTACGAGTCCTCGATCTATGTCTATTATACAGAAAAACCCTATGGAAAAAGAAAAAATAAAAGATATACCACAAAAAAGTAAAGAATTAGAGGATGATAAACCTGACTATCAGGAGAAAATCACCTTTTTAGTTTCTACAGTTGCACAAGCATTTATATTAACTTGGTGTTTGCTTGTATTGTCATTAGGATATGTAAAGCTTCCTAATAAACTATTCGGTATTGACATCCCAGACCAGCCAAGGGTTGACAGTACTTTTGCAGCAGGTCTTTTAGGTAATATTCTTGGAGGTCTAGGCATTTCTGTTAACGCTGCACAAGGTAATAAGAAGAAAAAGAAAGAAGAAACAGAAAATGGTAATATTAGTAACTCTGCTGGTGGCACACAAACTATAATAATAAAGCAGCCACTAGAAATCGTCACAACAAAACCTGACGTAATCAAAGTTGATCCCACAAAAAAATGAAAAAACTACTTCCATTTATTTTTGCAGTTGCAACAACTCCAACTTATGCCGAGATTACGGCTAAATATGTAACTTCAGCACAAATTTCCATTGACTCGCCATATGTAATTACTAATGCTGCACCATCAAGTTACAGCATTAGTGGAAGTAATATTACAACATCTACAGGCACAGGAGAAAATGTTGTTACTAATGCAATCGGTGGATTAAATCTTGGAAGTTTTGATAATAATGGCTTGCCAAATGCAATACATACTAATAAAACAGTAACAACTGCTGGTTCAAGCTTTTCGCTTTCCGAGTCATATCAAGCTGGTGACGGGACACAAACTGCGATCACTCCATCTAGCGGAATAGCAACTTTGCCTATTCTTGGTGGACAAACTACAGTAATTTCTGGAGGTACTGCTGGAAACTTAGCCTTAACCTCTGTATCATCAGGAATTCATACTTGTACGGCTGGTGGAAGTGGTACTAGCTGCATTGGATCTACTACTGTCAGCATAGAAATTGACTAAACTCTGGCTGCTGCTAGTATTTATATACCCGATCAAGGTTTTTGCTACCCCGGTAGTCCCTCAGTTCAGATCCGGGAGTTCCACGACTTCATCAACTTCTGAATCTGTCATAAATGAAACTATAACTAGCCATCAGTATCGAACTGGTTATACATTTAGTGTTTCGGGTCACAATATAGAATCAACAGATATTAATGGTTACATCAATCCAACACCTACAAGTGTTAATGAACAAACTGTTGGAGGAGTAAACTTTTCTTGGACTACTTTAGATGGCACAACAAATGCAAGGTGGAAGGTAGCAGTTCCCGGAAGTTCCTTCAGTTTGGTCGAAAGCGTCATGGCACCAGGTTTAGATACAGTTACCACAATAACAAGAACAATAACTACATCAACTACAACAGAATCTACAAGTACATTTGGTCAGTAGCTATATTTCTAAGTCCTGTTAAAACACTTGCTAACACTACTGTTGCAAGTCCTCAAAGCCAATCGACAGGGGTAGTAAATAATAATGCAACAATGATAACCCCTTCTAGTCATCCACAATTTAAAATGTCGCAAGGTATTATTTGCTCTTCTCCTAGCCTTACGTTTACACCCTATATTACCGATGCTTGGTCATTTAATAGGCCAATAGAACAGGTGACGAGACAAAATATCTATGACGAAAATACTGGAGAAGTAAAATATGTGCAAGAAACACCTCGCTTTGAAAAGGATAATTACAATTTAAACTATGGTTTTAGTCTTCAACTAAACATACCATTGGGAAAATCTCCAGCACTTTGCCACGAGGCGACTCAAGTAAATATTGATGCACAAAAATTATTAATAGCTAAAACTAAAATGGAGATGGAATTGTACAGACTTAAGGTTTGTACTGAGCAGGCGAGGTTAGGCGGACAATTTATTGGTAAATATGCTGCTACTTGTGAAGGAATACAAGTTAACATACCTCCTAATCAAGTTTTGCCTCATGTACATAAAATTGAGGTAAAAGCACAAAAATAGCCCCTTCAGAATCGACTGTAAGGGGCTTGTAAAAATGTCTGCTTATGTTTGTACCTACGATTTTGGCTCTTTTGATTTACTTATTTTAGAAATGAGTTGCTTCGTTAATGGCCGTACAAGTTGTAAAACAAGGGGAGCAGATGCACCAACCAAAGCCAAGCTAAATACCCCAACAAACTGAGGGGCAGAAGGTATGTACTGATCTTTGAAGGGTACGTCTTCATAAAGAGTAATGCACTCTTGTTTATTATCAGACAATTTATGACCTATAACACGTTCAAGTTTTTTTTCGTTACGAAAATCACCTATTCGTTGGTCTTTTGAACTTGGACATTCTGGGATCACTATGTCATCTTTTTTCCCTTCCTCTGGTATTTTAGGAGTTTCAGTTTCTGGAATATTAGGTTCTAAATTATTTGTTGGTGGTGGCTCTTCTACAATTGTCATTTGGTTGGGATTAAAAACAGGAGGTATAAAATTAGGAAAAGAAAAATCGCATATTGTATATACACCATTTGGGTCATCTAGTAATAAATTATGATTACCTGTGTTTTTTATATCTCGATGCTGATAAGTACAACCTGGTGTATTTATATTTAAGTATTGTGTTAATACAGGAATATCTGGTGAATATGGCTCTGGAATGTATATTTCTGGAATATATATTTCTTGAATTTCAATCGTAGGCATCTCTTGGCTTATATACAATTACATCACAATGACATTTTGGACAAGATAAATTTGTAGACATAGAATACTGCGTGTCCTCCTCCAAGTCTTCATCTCCTCCCCAAATCAACTCGGTTTTACAATGCCAACAATTCATTATTTTTTTGGATTTATTGGAAATGTTGGAATTTGTTTTGATGTTTCTGATGGTAAAGTTTTACCCAATACATCAGGCATAAGTCCCTTTACATTATCAAGTACTTGATTCATCATCTTTGCCTTAAATTGTTCTGAAGTTACATACTTAAATGTAAAAAAACCACCGCCTAAGATTCCCAAAACTAGGATCGTAGTTACGATAGTTAAAGCATCTAAAATTTTTCTCATGTTAAAAGAGCAAATAGCACGAGCTACAGCATTAATGTCAGTAGTCGTTTTGTTACTTATTGTAGCTCTATCTCCTCTCTATGTCACAATGAGCTTAATGACAAGACAAATGCAAGAAAAGCTTAACTAGATTTTTGTGCGTCAGAAGGTTTTAATTCTTCTTCTTGAGCTTTTGTAGATAATAATTGTGCCTGTGCATCTTTTACACCAATAATTGCACCTTGATACCTATGTTCGTTTTGACATTCTAATTCGTAAGACCTCTTTGCCTGTTCCTTACGATTTTGTATAGCAATAAGCTCTTGTTCGTATCTTTTTAAAAGATCATCTAATGGATTTGTCATGCTCCTACTTCCATTACTGTAATTGTACAAGGACATCTCATATGCTGGTCATAGTTACCATTAGTTCCTGTAGTACCTAATCTGGCAGTAGCACTACTAAAAACTTTCATTAAAATTCCATAAGTATGAGAGTTAGTATCTGCTGGTGTATCTAAAAACATAAAACTAGCTTCTTCTGCATGAGTGTCTGTAGCATTTCTAAATCTAAATGTACCTGATTCTGCATTATTACCTGACGCTGCACCTAT